TCTGACCCTAGAGGTATCTTCGGATCACCAGGTGCGTAAGCACTGAATTAAAAGAGGCGGCCTAAAAACCGCCTCTTTTTTTATGCAAAAGGAGAAAACTATATGAAAACTTTCCGTATTAAAATTAAAGCCTATGGATACTTCTGTGACTTCACATTAGAGTGTGAAGATAGCAGCAAAGCATTAGAAGATGCCATAGTTGACAAGTTAGGAAAAAATGATATAGTATGGGAAGATTCCAAATTTTATAATACTAGTAAAATTTGGTTAACCTACGAGGAGCTTAGTGATGCAAACACACGTTCAATCCCTTTACAAACAGAAGAGGGGTCTAGAACTACAGTGGGAGCAGCATTATAACGATGAGGGTAGATATACCCTTGATATGGTTAGGATTGATAATAAAATTAAAGAAGTTATCAATCATATTAAGATGGCAGAAGCTAAAGAAGCTAGTCAACTTAGTAAAATTGAAGATGCTGCACCTCAAGTTTCAGTAGCTACTTAATAAAAAGCTACTACACAAATAAATCATCTTTATTCTTAAGGATCTCTTGCGCTTCATTTAAATCTACAGTATATTAGAATAACTATACATATAATTTAATGTGTACGCGTATAGTCGACGGCCTAGAGAACACATTAAAATAACTAGGAGGATAATAATATGGCAAACAAAACAACTTTCACTGGATTCGTTAGATCGAACGGTGGAGACAATTCAAGAACAACTTATGCTGGTTCTATACCTATGCAGGCTCAATTTTATTTTGATCCTACTGCAACGGCAGGAACTGATGTACAAGTATCATCAACTGATACAAGCAAAGTTATTCTTCCAAAAAATGCAGTAATCACTGGAATCACTTTTACTGGTGCAGCAACAGGTGGTTCTAGCCCAACTATTGATATGGGTTACACTGATTATGATGGTGGAACAGACTTTGTTGATATTGATGGTTTATTAAATGAAGCAGTTGCTGATGGTGGTATTACAACTGTATGGGGTGGTGATTCTACTTCAGGTGCTTCTTTAGGAAACATCGCTTTACCTGCTACTGAGATTATTAAAATCGTTGGTGGTAAAGGTGCTTCAGCAGCAACAGGTGGGACAATTACTGGAATCATTTACTACTATGTAAAAGATGACGGTAAAGAATCTGTATAATAAATAATTAATGGAGCACCTTCGGGTGCTCCTAAAATTTAGGAGATAAAATTTATGAGTATGAAATCAGATGTAAAACCAGTCGTACTAAGTACTAATGGTGTTGCGTTTACAGGAAGAACAAGATTAAGAGGTTATGCTTTACAATCTAACACAACTACTGGAGGAACAGCAGGGTCAGCTACTATTAATGGATTAACAAATCCTACAACAGTAAGCTCAGATGCATCTTCAGGAGTTTACATTCCTTTAACAGTACCACCTGGACAAACTGAAACATTAAATATTCCAGAAGATGGAGTTTTATATGTTGATGGTGTTGGAGCAACTTCGGTAACAAATTCAACTTTAATTTTGTTCATCGATAAATAGGAGGCTAGATGGCTACATCAGGCACTACAGATTTCAATCTTGAGATTGATGAAATTATTGAAGAAGCTCTTGAAAGAGCAGGTATAGGTGGCGCACGTACTGGATATCACCTTCGTAGTGCAAGAAGATCATTAAACATTTTACTTTCAGAGTGGGGCAATAGAGGCATTCATTTATGGAAAGTAAAACTTGCAACTGTCCCATTAGTGTTGGGCCAAGCAGAGTATAATTATGCAAATGATTCTTCTAACTTTCCAAATGATATCAATGATGTATTAGAAGCTTATATTAGAAATAACACAACAGCAAGTGCTCCAGTAGATACTACATTAACTAAAATTGATAGATCTACTTATGCTTCGTTGCCTAATAAATTATCACAAGGAACACCATCACAATATTATGTTCAAAGAACTACTAGCCCTAGTGTATTTTTATATATCACTCCAGGTTCTGCTTTTTCAGGTTCAAATTACCAATTAAAATTTTATTATCTTGCAAGAATACAAGATGTAGGTGCATACACTAATACAGCAGATGTTGTTTATAGATTTATTCCTTGTATGACTTCTGGACTTGCTTATTATTTATCTATTAAACATTCACCAGAAAAAACAGAACAGTTAAGATTATTTT